ATTATAAAACTGTTTCCGGGGAGCTGAACGCCGTGATTGCTGAGGTAATCGGCAACAGCTTGGGGAACCTGTTTGTTGTGCCAGATACAGACACCGGCGTGACCGTCACATATCGGTTTAATCGTTACGTCACCGTAAACGATGGCCTGACGGCAATGCTGGCAACAAAAGGTTACAGATTGGACATCCAATATGTTCAGACAGAAACCGGCGGTTATGTCCAGATCCAGGCATTACCGGCAGGAAACTATGGCAGTGACATTGAGATATCGCAGGATAGCCGGTTGAATTTCACGTCCAGAGATTACCGGATGGGCGTTAACCATCTGATCTGCTTGGGCATAGGCGAACTGGCGCAGCGCACGGTGATCCATCTGTACGCAGACGCAAACGGCAACATATCCCAGACGCAGAGCATCACCGGGCTGAATGAAATCGTGGAAGTGTTCGACAATCCCGGCGCAGACTCTGAGGCGCTGCTGACCACCGGAACGGAGCGTTTTAAAACATTGCTGAATTTCAAATCCTTTCAGGCTGCGCTGAAGGATGTTGATGATCTGGATTTATATCTTGGCGATACCTTCACGGGCCGTGATTACATCACCGGCAACGTGGTGACAAAGCCAATCGTTGAGAAGATCGTTAAAAGGGAAAACGGACTGTTTACTGTTGACTACAAAATAGAGGGGGAAGACTGATGCAGATTGTAACAGGATACAGAGGGCAGGCCCACATCACATCAAATGATGATCAGGGCAGAAATCAGGGCGTGTTCGGGCAGAACAGCTATGTGCTGTCTGTCGGTTCTCAGTTTGCCCCGACACTGGTAAGCGCAAACGAGTTGAGGATTGCCGATGGTGAAGCAGTGATGCAGGGCGTGCATTTTAGGGTTGATCCGTCCAGCTTCGACAGCGTGACCATCACCAACGGCACGCAGGGTATGAACCGGAAAGACCTTGTTGTCTGCAGATACACAAAGGACGGTTCAACAGGCGTTGAAAACTGCGAATGGGTAGTGATCGAAGGCACGCCGACCAGCGGAACAGCCGCACGGCCTTCAGCCGTGTCCGGCGATATCCTTGACGGGGCGTTGGTTGCTGATATGCCGTTTTTTGAGATTGTATTGTCCGGCATCAATGTCACAGCGGTAAACAGCCTTTTTTCTAAGCTGATGACCATGCAGGAGATCCAGGCGCTGGCGAAGACAAACGAGTCAGGGATTAGTGAACTAAACTCCAATATAGGCAATACCACTGCCCTTATGAACACTAATATCACTCAAGAAGGGTCTTTAAACATACCGAACTATACAAACTATCGTGGATTATTAGTTATAGTCAGGGCGGACTCCAATAATGGCGTCAATGCCTTTATTCCAAAGGGTTTATATACCTCCATAATTCCTTTGTCGCTTAACTCAAAAAATAATGCCTTGGTGAATGATGGAACAGGTTATGTTGTTTCTGTTCAAGGCTATGTGCAGAATGGTGTCATAAATATCACTTCCATGCACATTAGTGGTTGGACTAAGCTAACGGTACTTGCATATGGTGTTAGCTGATTATTCTTGCCATTTAAACGCGATATGTTACTGGTAAAAATACATGAAATGTGCCCGTAAGGTGACCCCACTCGGTATTGTCATAAGCGGGAACAAATTGATGTCGCCCTCTGTGTCCATTTCGATCGTACCAACAGCATTACCACTATCGACACGGTTAACGTCAACCCGAATCCTTGCACGTGGTTTTATTGTAGTTATAGCCCCGACCTTATATGAAGTCCCGGGGCTTAGCGCAGCACCCGTGCCAATATTATCCAATGACAGCTCGGCAAGCTTTATATTATCGTTTCTGGTCAGATTGCCTGTATTTGCTCTTGTAGTGGTTGTGCCAACCAGATAGCCTACAAAACTTGATGTAGCTATGCCGGTCAACTTGGAGTTTAGTTCACTATCGGAAACATGTTTAATTCACGTAACCCGTCAACCCGACATCATAGGAGATGAAAGAAATGGACATCTTAGCATACATCACAACCCACTGGGTGGAATGGCTTTTTGCCATCTGCCTTGCGGCCCTGACATGGGGTTACAAAACGATCCTGCAGAAGCTTAAGGCCGAACACTCAAAGAATGAAGCGATTGCAGAGGGCGTGCAGAGCCTTTTGCGTGAGAGTTTAGTTTCAAACTATAACCATTACAAGGAAAAAGGCTGCTGCCCAATTTATGCTAAAGAGTCCATCAAAAAGGTCTATCACGCTTATCATGGCCTTGGCGGCAATGACGTGGCAACAGACTTGTACCATAAATTGTTGCAGATGCCAACGGAAAGGGAAGGTGGCAACGATGAAAATGAGTAACCAAGCTTATGACATCCTGAAATGGATTGCACTCGTTCTGCTCCCGGCGCTAGGTACGCTGTACGGCGCACTGGCCCCCGTCTGGGGCTGGCCCTGCCCGGATGAAGTGGTTTACACGGTAACGGCGGTTGACGCTTTCCTGGGCGCGATACTGGGCCTGTCCAATATCCAGTATCAGAAAGGACAGAATGAAGATTAATCAAAATCTGATCAGCCGGAACCACACACCCTTTGTCCGGAAGAAGTCAGATATCCAGTGGATTGTCATCCATTACGTGGGCGCGCTGGGCGATGCCAAGGCTAACACGGATTATTACAAGAACAATGATGTCGGCGCGTCAGCCGACTTTTTTGTTGGTCATTCCGGGGACATCTGGCAAGCCAACAGCTATTACAACTTCTATTCGTGGCACTGCGGCGGCGGTTCGTCAGGCAGGTATTACGGCATATGTACGAACCCGAACAGTATCGGCATTGAAATGTGTGTGAAAAAGCGGTCAACCGCCACAATGAACGCACAAGACCCTGACTGGTATTTTACCGATGAAACAGTAAAAGCAGCGGCAGAGCTGACGCGGCATCTGATGGCAGAGCTGGACATTGACGCTGACCACGTCATAAGGCACTACGATGTCAATTATAAGTGGTGCCCTGCGCCGTACTGCCAAAACAACAGCGCTCATACATGGACGGAGTTCAAGCAGCTTATCACTGGCGATCAGGCAAAAGAGGAACCGGGGGAGCTGCTCCATGCTTACCAGCTTAACGGCCTGACGGAGTCGGAGAAGATAGAACGGATGGCGCCGCTCTATCAAACAGTCCAGAAGGAAACCGGGATGCTTGCGTCTGTTGGTTTAGCACAGTTCTGCCTGGAATCGGGTTTCGGCACCACAGATCTTGCCCAGAACGCTGACAACCTTCACGGGATGAAGTGCAGTCTGTCCGGCAACAGCTGGAGCGGTTCCTCATGGGACGGCAAGAGCAAATACACTAAGCAGACGGCTGAGCAGACGCCATCCGGGCAAGTGTATTATGTGCCAGCCGATTTCAGAAAATACGCGTGTATGCTTGACTCCATCCGCGACAGGGCCGCTTATTTTATCGGCGCCCGGAACGGATCCGCGCCGCGCTACCCGAACATCAACCAGATCACGGACGCCCGGAAGCAGGTAGAGTTGATAAAGTCCGGCGGCTATGCCACCGACATCAACTATGTCGGTAAGCTGATGAACCTGATTGACCGGTTCCAGCTGACCAGATTTGACCAGGTGGAAGCTAAGAAAGAGGTGGAAACCATGAGTATGATTGACAAGATCATCAAGGCCGCACAGGATATGAATGCCACGCTGAAAGATGACATACACAGCGGTCATAAATGGACGTACTCCAACACAAAGACGCTGGCAGATACTTTTGACAACGCCCGGGCGAAAAACGTCCGGCGCGTCAACTGCGTCCGTGGTGTCATGTGGGCGCTGATTGAAGCAGGCTTGTGGGAAAAGAACCCGGGCCAGTGGTACGGCAGAAAAGACGGCGCTATCATCTACAAGAGCAAAGCCGCAAAGGAAGCAATGCTGAAGGCCTTTGACATTACCGCCATCGGCAACAAAACATTGTCGGCCTGTCTTAAGGACGGTACCGTGAAGCCGGGTGACATCGTGACCTATAAGGGCATCAACCACACAAACATGTTCCTTGGCAGCGGCAAGTGGCTGGACACCGGGCACGCCTACTGCAAAGCAGCCGGGGAAGATGCGGAATTCATCTCGTGGATCGGTTCTACCGTCTACGGAGCATATACAGTTGCCAACGTCTTACGATTAAAGGAAACGGCGGTGCTGGAACCCGTGAAGCCTGCCCAGGTTGTCATGTTCCGGGTGCAGGTGGGCGCGTTCATCAGCCCGAATTCAGCCGCCAGAAGGGCAGCAGAGGTTAAGCAGAAAACCGGGTATGACTGCTTCATCACTGATGATGGGACAATGAGCCGGGTGATCTGCGGCAGCTTCAGCGTCCGGGCCAACGCAGAACAGCGCATGAAAGAGATGCAGGCAGCAGGCATTGAAGCGATCATCAAAGAGGTATAAGGGGGACAGGGACATGGTTCTTAGGTTTAACGATGGAACGGAATTGACCGTGCAGACAGCACAGGCTGACGGCAGCAGGCTGGTTGTCACACTGATCAGGAGCACCAGCGAGATCATCAAGGGCAAATTCGGTGATGCGTTTGCCATGCAGAGAGTCATGGCTGACGGCGAAGCACTGGAAGGCTATACCGTATTGGACAGCATCACGGAGCATCTGGCAGGCATCTGGGAAGTAGTCAACCTGCGGCCCGAAGCCACAACAGAGGAACGCCTTGCCGCGCTGGAAGGCAGGACGGAAGAGCAGACGGCGATCAATGCCGGGCAGGACGAATGCATTGTGGAACTGTACGAAATGTTAACAGGGGGGACAGAGTGATGAAGATCAGTGCGATTGCACACAGCTATTGGAGATTGATCAAGACGGGAAAGCGAACGTTTGACAGCGTGCCGGATACCATGAAGGATCAGGTGAAGGAATTGGCAAAGACGGACGTGGAAAACGGCGTGATTACCAGAGAAGAATATAAGGATTATATCGGGGAAGAGTTTCCCGAAACGTAAAGAGAGGGCCGGGAAACCGGCCCTTTTTATTGCTGTTAAACGCACATCGGTTACTGTTTAATAGTCACAAAATAGTCACAAGCAGAAGCTGCAAAATGCCCGGAAAGCCGATAAAATAAGGTTTTTCGAGCATCTTTGTATTTTGCCGGGTTAACCACAAGTTAAAAAACGCCGGGTTCCGAGTTCGCCCGGAAATGCTCAGAAAAGCCTTATTTTATGCGGCTTGCGGTGCTTTTGCACATCGTTTATCGTCGCTGTAGAATCACGCATAAACAGTGTTTAATAGTCACAAATAGTCACAAATCCGATGGGGCAGGTATCTTGCATATCTGCTCCATCAATTCGTCAACGGAGCGGTGCCCGTATACGCTGTTTGTGATGTCACCACCGAGCGAATGCCCAAGCATTCTTTTTCTGTCCACGTCCCGGACGCCGTAAGACTCACACAGCCGGGAGAATGTATGACGGCAGTCATGCGGCGTGTGTTTCGGGTTGCCTGCCATGCCGAGATCTGGCAGCAATGCATACATTTCTTCACGGAACCGTGCTTCTGACCCAGTCAGAACGTCCGGCAGCGGAAGCAGCTCAGCTATGCCGGGGTGGATCGGAACAATGCGGCCCTTACCCGCGGCGGTCTTGACACCGCCCTGAAAGTAGTTCCCGGCAACCGTCAGTTTTTGATAAGCCGTGATTCGAAAACCGGAATAACACATGATCACCAGCGCCCGGGCAACCGGATCCTGTCGATGCTTCCAGAGGATTTTGATTTCCGCATCCGAAAACGGCACCCCATGTACACATTCACGGCCTTCCGGGATCACCAGAAACTGCGCCGGGTTTTCCTCGCAAATATGTCTGGGGATTGCATACTTGTACAACTGTTTGGCCGTCAGGACGATGTTCTTTCTGACCGCCTTACCACGTTCGCAGTCGTTTACGCACTGCTGCAGATCATCAAGAGTGATCTGGATGATCGGGCGATCATGGAGCGGCGCCATGTGCTTAAAGCCGTTCCGGTAGATCTTTTCTGTGCCGGGGCTGTAAGTCTTGGTTGCCGTTTCACCGAATTTGTAACTTATGAATTGCTCAAATACTTCTGCCAGCGTCATGCCTTCAGGAGCCGCGCCGGTCATCATGGTAACGTCTTTCAGCACCCGGCGGCAGAATGCATCAAGATCGACATTGGAGCCTTGCACATCCTTGCTGATGGTGTATTCCATACCAGGCTGATACGTGCCGGCATGATAGGCCGTGAGCACGGCAAAGCCGGTATACCAGTCAGGAACATAGCAGAGGGCAGCAGGACGCACATAAATGCCTTTGTCATCGCGCTGGGTGCATGGTGGGTGTACGGCGTAGGGCATGGATCGGCCCTTGCCGAGATAGCGGATCGAACCGAAAGCGTTCGGGAGCCGCATGTATTTCTTTCTTTTGGGCATGGTTGTACCTTCCTTTTTCTTCCGGCATCTGGTACAATCATATTGCAATGGTCTGGCACCAAATGCCGGGCATGACCGCTCATTCTGTTGGCGCAGGGTGGGCGGTTTTTATTTTTACTTCACTTCTTTACTTCTATTTCAGTTCTTTTTTATTTCTGCTTCACTTCGTACTGAGCGGATCTAACGAATACCGGTTCGGTGCTTTCGTCATCGTTCTCATACTGTTTGACTTCTACCGTGTGGGTACCAAATGACAGCAGATCACCGGTCAGCTGCAGGCTGGAGTCGGTGTTGGCCAGTTGTTTCTTGTCCTGTAGAACTCCGTCAACGTAAATATAGGACAGCAAAGCGCCGTTCATCTTCCGGGCCGTGATGCCTACGCCTGTCACTGTATTCGGACCCGTGGCATAGATCACAATGGTGTTGCCGTCTTTCGTGTTCCCGGACTCGTTGACGATGTAAAAATCACCTTCACCGACATCCTGGGAAGCAGATGCAGACGTGCCTTCCAATTCTGCAATTCGTTCTTTCAACATTTCCACCTCTGATTCCAACTGTGCAATGCGGTCATCCTTCTGATCCGCAGTGCATGGCATTGCGAAGGCCAGAGCCAACGCCGCCGCTAACAACATTTTCCTCATAACACATTACTCCTTTCTGTGTGCATTATATTCAATTTCCTGCACATCATCTTTTTCAAAGTCCCGGCCTTCGCCGTGTCCGGTGGCGTGAGCATAAGACCGCTCAATTCCGGCCTGACTCTGCCGTGGATCTATGATAACAGTATACCCGTCAATCCCTTCCGTGACCGTCTCGTTGATCTTTCCCGGCAGATTGTGAAAGTAAACAAAATAATCTTCATGCATCTGGGTTCGTTCCTTTCAATCTTTTCAACAGCTGCGCAGCCAGTTCCAGATCCTTCGGGCTTGCATCTTCTGCGGCATCAAACAGCGTCCGCAATCCCTTCGTTTCAAAGATGCGCTGCGCTATCCTAGCGGCTTCCTCATCTACATAGTATTCCTTTTGCTGGTCAAAATTTCTGCCAGTTAAAAAGTCCACCGGAACGTTGAAGTAATCGGCGATCTTCTGAAGCTTTTCCATTTTAGGCGTATAGTTCCCTTTTTTCCAGTTTGTCAGCGTTGATGTGGCGATACCAGTGCTGCGTGAAACCTGACTGGGCGTCACGTTCCTTTCTTTGCAAAGCCTTTCAAAATTCTCATAATACATAAGATCACCTACTAACTTTTCTTAATTTAATGTTGACACAAAAACTAAGCTATGTTAGTATGTAATAGAGCTAAGAAATGTTAGCTCATCTAACATGGCGCTAAGGTTTATGTAATTGGTGTGGTAACTAAATTATATAAGAAATCTTAGTGCCGGTCAATAATAATGCTAAGAAAGGGGGACTGGCAAATTGTACAAAAAATTCGAAGCGTTGTTGGAAGACAGGCAGGTAACAGCGAATAAGGTTGCCAACGACACCGGGATTGCAACGTCAACGCTGTCCGAATGGAAGAAGGGCACATATAAGCCCAAGGTGGAAAAACTGCTGGTATTGGCACGGTATTTCAATGTACCACTTGAGTATTTTCTTGAGGATTGAAAGAAGGTGACAACATGACAAACCGTGTCACCGTAGAGCAGGCCGCGAAGGAATTAGAAATGCACATCAACACCGTGCGTTACTACATGGAGATTGGAAAGCTCCCGATCGGGGAAGTCCTTCAGCGGCCCGGCGGCAAAAGAAAGACATATGTGATCTACAGAGGGAAGTTGAATGCCGTTCTGGGGAAAACGGCAGAATAGGGGGTAAAAATGAGTCTGAAACGCGCGTATGACAATATGAGATGTGCCTGCTTTCACCTGGCGTTTTTCACAGGTGGGCTGCTGGGCATCACGATGGGGATGAAATGGGGCTGCTTCCTGATGGGGTTTGCCGGGTGCTCCATCGTGGCACTCTGTACATCAGAGGGGAAAGAGTTTAAGCCGGAAAAGGATGAAACGCCTTTGCACGTCACCTATGAAGTCCTTGATCCTTATGAGGATATCCGGTTATGAGGGGTCGAAACGCCCGGCGTGAGCTGGAGAAATACACGAACTGGATAAAGAGAACCGGCAAGCTTCCGTGTATGAAGCTACAGCACGGATCAATCAGGCCGTCAGAGGGCGCGATCTGGCAGATGCGCCACCGGCCTTATGAGCAGAAAGGAGAAGAGCATGGAGAATAAAAATGCCCTGCCGGTGGCGGCAACCACCAAGCAGGACGGCAAAGAAAATAATCATCAGGTAAATGATACCACATTCAAGTGCGGATTGTCTATTGGCAGGATTGCAGAGCTGATGGAACTGATTGATTTGTTTAATCAGCAATTCAATGGCATTGCAACATTATCTCTGACCAGCCGCAGCGCAGATATCCACATTACCATGTGCCACGTGAGAAAAAGCACTTATAAGTGTTTTGAGACTGAAGATGCTTTCCCGGCAAGCTGGCACAACGTCTGCGGTGACGCCAATCTGGAGAAAGCCGAAGCATACATGAAGATGCTGATCCGGTCGGCTGACTACTGCAAGGCCATGAGGGGGATTGATTATGTACATCCCTGACAACCTTGACCGATATGAACGATACATGAGACAGCAGGAAGCAGCCGACCGGCACCTGCCGCTTTGCACAGTGTGCCGGGAGCCGATCCGGCAGGAAGATGCTGTGAAGATCATCAGCAGTTGGTACTGCGATGAGTGTTTGAAGAATATGAGGGAGTGGATTGAAGATGACGAGTGAACAGCTGAAAGCAGTGAACCAGAAACTGCAGACCATGAATATCAAAGGCAAAGATTACGTGCAGGTCAACGAGCGCGTGAAGGCCTTCCGGGACATCTGCCCGAACGGAACCATTGAGACAGAGATTGTCAGCATGGAAGGTGAGGTGGTTGTGATCCGGGCAACCATCAGGGACGGTGAAACAATCCTGGCAACCGGGCTGGCCTATGAGAAAGAGTCATCCAGCTACATCAACAAGACAAGCTACATCGAGAATTGCGAAACTTCGGCAGTAGGCCGGGCGCTTGGCTTCTGCGGAATCGGCATTGACGGTTCCATGTGTTCGGCTGAAGAGCTGGTAAACGCCATACAGCAGCAGGACGCCATCAAGGAATTGGAGAAGAAACCGGCAACGGATGTTGTGAAGGATACGCTGAAATCTCTTTGCCAGAAGCACAACGTCAATCTTCCGAAGTGGTGCCAGCAGCAGGGTCTGACATTGGAAAGCCTGAGCGCTGCAGATGCGGCGAAGATGCTGAACGCGCTTAAGGCAAAGTACGGTGACGCCTGATGGACGTGACAGGACGTCTAAATGACGTATACCGGACGCTGGAAGGAAGGCTGTGTATAAGCTTCACGGTTGACGCTCAGCCTTCCCGGCTGGGCCTTGACGAACTCAGGACGGATCTATTGGACATCACCGCCCGGAAGCACCGCAGGAAGCGCAGTCTGAACGC